CTAGATCCGGGAGTTGAGCCGGCAATAATAGTTGGCAGTGGATAAATGACTTTAATAGTATAAAGATTTGTACCCTCTATACTTAAAATTCTTGTGTTGGCAGGTAGTTGACTAATCTCATTTTCTATTTGATCATTAATATACATACCCACAGACAATGTTCCGTTTACTGTGTCTGCTGGTATGTAGATGTTAGTTGATGTTAATGATAGAGAAGTGCCATTACCTTGTGTAGCAGTACCAGTGCCAACACTTGGTCCAGTAGCAGTAAAGTTTCTTACATAAGCTTTTCCTGTTCCTCCGCCCGGAACGCTGGCAGCTGCCGTAAATACATCACCTACTTTATAAACTACATCAATCGTGCCTGCTGCTGTATTCCAATTTAATTGACTAGTTGTGCCTATTGATTGAATTATGTATTGCGTACCTGGAGCGAGAGACGCAACGCCATCTAAATTGCTACCGATGTTTTGCCATAATGTATTGCCTAATTCTGTGATAGTATATGGCAATCCAGAGATTAAAGTATTAGAGTTAAATTTACCTGTATTTTGTGCTGTGAATAATGTTTTACCTGCTTGACCGCCACCGGATCCAACAATTTCACCGCTGTATACAGCAGTAAAAATACTTCCTGGAAGATACGTCACACCTATAGTACCGGCTATTGCGTTCCAATTAGTTGTACCTAAACTCGTAATAACATATTCTATGCCTGGTACAAATTCACCTTCAACAAATACTTCAACACCTAATGCTAGCCAAGAAGCTGGATCTGTTGTACCCATGCTCAAAACTCTATACTGTTGTCCCGGTAAATAATCACCTATGTTAATAGTCGGACTAGCTTCAATACTTGCTGCTACACTATAATCTGTATATGTTTCTACATCAGGATAAAATGCTGCTTGTCCTGCAATTTGGCTAAACGCATCAGTCGTTCTAGTGTCTATAAAATCAATAGATGCTTTAGCGACCGTACCACTATTGAATAATTTTAAGTTTGGATAAAACTCTATGATCGGTCTTTGTGCTTTATTAATTGAACTTGCGTATGTTGTAAGAATATTTGGATCGTTATTATATTCTGATGTTGCTTTGATTACGTCACTATGAAACCAGCGATTACTACGTGACCAAGCATTCTTGTTAATACTATTTCTAGCGATAGTTATATAATCTGCGTTTTCAGGTATAAACAAGGCAGCATCAAAATTACCTATGTCAAAATTTGTTGTATCGTAAGGTAATGACGTTTCTGTAGTAAAACTTTCTGGGACGACTAAACTATCTACAGGAATCAATTCAATCGCTGTACCTACACCTTCTACATAATATTGCCCGGACAGATAGCTTCTAGGTATAACGTCTCCATCAAACTCTACTTTTAATCCATTCGTAAATACTACGCCATTAGTAGATGTAAAATTTTTCTTACCTAAAATTTGTGTGTTAACATTTAATGTGTTTAATGCATTACTTTCAATTAAACGGATAAGGCCTACTTTATTAGGATTAGTACCGTCTTGATAATATAACGTATCTAATGGTGCTGAAATATAAGGATATTGTTCGATAAATCCATCTTCATTTTTAAAGAAGTTTAGTCCTATATATTGTGTACCAAATTGCGGTGTGATTTTTTGTTCTGTTGGTATCAATGATGCCGGAGTTAATTTTAGAACAGGATCATTTATATCTCCTACATATGAGATAGTGAAAAAATAATCATTAACATTATAATATGCACCTTCTTCATATAAACCTTGATTCTTAGTGACTGTCATTGTTCCTGAAGCAGCAGTCAAGGGTAAATATGTAGGACCTCCCAAAATTTCTGAGACTGTAATTGTATTGTTGCTCAAGTCTATAGATTTTACATAATACAATACTGGCAAATATCTTCTAACTTGACCTGTGCCTGCAACTGGTCCGGTAGCTGTAAAGATTGTACCAACATTAATATCATAAACATCTATATTTGTGTTAGGAACTGTTTGAGAATTATTAAGAATGTACGTATTTTTTCCAGTAGACCAACTTACTTCTTGACTATATCCAATGATTTTTGTGCCAGGTAATATACCGGTACCTGTTATTGTCATACCTATATTAAACGCACCTGAAATTAGACTTTCAACAGTTAATAGATTGCCGTTAATTTCACCATTAATAACAGCATTAGAAGGAACTCCTGCCGCTGTCCAATCTGTGGTACCGACGTTTGTTATCCAGTATTCTGTTCCAGATAACATTGCTGATGTGTTTATGATAGGTTGTCTGACAGGACTGTAACTTTGTAGTCCACCGAAAGACGTTCCTGAAAATTGTATTGTGGTTCCTATTGCTAAATCACTTAAATTATCTAAAGAGATATTACCGTTACTATCAATATTAGTTGCTTGTGTTAAAGAAGGGCTGACTAAACCACCTGTGTTGATGTCCCATCTTCCTACATCATAGAAATTAGAAACATATCCAACTTCACTCGCTATATTTGTATTGTAGAACATGACTGTTCTACCGTCTAAAGATGTAACGCCATCTATATTGTTAATATCAGCTAATCTTGCACCATTTAATTGAGCAAAAGAGCGTGTGCTTACTACGCCTACGGGATTATTGCCTGGAAAATTATATTCATCCTGTGCGTTTTTTTGCGGTACATTAAAAGTAATTACATCATTAGTCGATCCGTTATTGCTCACACCATATACATCACGTACATACAAATTAGTTTGTGTTGGGCTATAACCAGAAATGCCCGGAGCTCCTTGGATCCAAAATTGTGTGTCTTGATTTACATAAAAGTTATATGTACCACCGCGTATTAATGTAATGGTTGGGTTGTCTGCACCTGCACCTGCACCAACTGCTCGTATATTATAAGTGTTTGGCAGACTTTCAACGATATACTCGTTGTTTAAAAATACAGTATCGCTAGCCACATTTACAGCAGGAGGACCTTCTGGCAACCAGTAATACTGGTTGTAGTTGATGATCATATCTAAATTCGTAAAACTATCCCAACTATAAAATTGGCTGTTGAATAATTTACTATTATCGGTAGTGATTCCACCTTGTAATTTTAGTGCATCTAGTAATCCAGGATAACTTATAAAATCTTTGGCTACACTTTCATTATCTTTTAAAAATGTTATTCCTGGTTCTAATTGATAATCTGCTCTAGTTTTAGTAGGTTCTACTACATAATAATCTTTAGCGTCAATACCATATCCAAATTTACTACCTACATATCCTTGTATTTTTCTTGTTAAGGGAGGATTTACAAGTTGATCCAATGTAGCCGCAAGAAATTGGCTATTAGTTGGCGTTTGAAAAATACTAGGTAAAAAATCTAAAGTACGTATTCTAGTCATTTTTTTATGCTACTTGTAACTGATCAGGTGTTAGTGCAGGGATTACTAAGATGTCATTTGCTGTAGCAGCGTTTACAAAAATTTCGTAGGGGCTGCATTTGATTTCATATAATGTGCCAAAAGGTTCTGTTGGGTCATTGGGCACTAATACAGCAGAACTTATTAAACTTCCTAACTCATTATGTAGGTATGCACTGAGTTCACTAAAATAAAATGTGTCACCGAAATTCCAATTGTTAATATCAAAATATTGATTCATAGTTGTTAATACCGCACTACGTATTTCGCTATCGCTAGCTGTAGTAGTTGAATTTTTTATAACTTTTACTGTTCCTCTCAATGCGGGTGCTGCTTTAGGACCAAATAATGGTTTAAAGACTACACTATTTAGAACCACAGAATCACTCAACATTTTGTAATCATTTACCTTGCTATAACTTGCAGATAATTCTGCTATTGTAGGTCTATTAGGTTCAGGTATTGTATTTGTTGTATCTTGTATATAATTTTGATATTGCGTATAATATGCCTGAGTTACAACATAAAGATCAACGATGTTTGTTGTTGCTGGATCTATACGTGTCGTGTTGCTGCTATTATGTCTATATTGAAAACTAAAACCTTGTCTACCGTACTTGATAGAATATTCTGGTTGAGCTACAAGTATATAGACAGGTGTTCTAACAGTAGTATCTTGTACTGTTTTAAAGAAGATGTCATCACTGTAAGCATAGAATAACTGTCCTACAGGATAATCGTATTTGATTAATTCGATTTGTTCTTCTGTAGCATATTGATATATGATGTCAGTTGATGGTATGATTTCTAAACGTGTTAGATTTATAGCATCCTGGATAGTTCTAAAGAATACATATTTACCTATATTGCTACTATCATTTGATACGCCTGTCAGATTATAGAAAAAATCTGGATTTAAAATCAATTGCTTGTTGTTAACATCAGTAGCACTAACTTCTACTTCAAAATCATTAATATAACCGTCGCTTTCTGTTGTTTGACCTAAAATATTAACTCTATAATCTCTACCTAATGCACTTGATGAACTTGGTGCTGTGTTAATACCTAACACATTTATAAAATCTTGTAAAATTTTTCCGCTGAAAGGATCGTATACTACTTCATTAATGTTATATGTAAATCGTGTATCTGCTACGCTACCAAAATAATATCTTAATGATCTTACTAAAATTTGATACCTACGATTTCCTAAACTGGTAAATTTTACGAACCAGTTATTATCGTCATATGGTCTTATAGTCCATCTATCTTGATTAATAAGTAAAGAATTATTAAACACTAAAGTAAAATCTTGCTCTAATTCTGTTTTTACAATACTTTCTTGTATGTTGGCTATGCTGATTGAATTATCAAATACTGGTATGATTTCATATAATATACATCCTGATGGTACATAACCATTTAATGTTACAGGACCATTACCATTACTGAAATTACCTTCTCCGTTATTACTACCATCGCCTATGACATTTAATACAGTAGTCCATAGTGTTGTCGGGTTATTACCAGGCAGACCCAACACTAATCTATTATTCGCATCAAAATAATAACCGGTAGGCGCAACAAACTGTAACATAGCACCTTTAGTAATATATTTTGTATTAGTGGTGCTGAATATACCTACTTGTACTGGTACTTGTAAAGTTAAATCTAAATTATAAAAATAACCATTTTCACTATTTGCGTCTACTGTACTTGTTTTCCAGTATACAGTGCTTGTACCAGATTGCGGTAATGTAAATCTTTTATACCACGATCCTTCTTCTGTGCTTGTTTCATTTATATAATATTGATTTGCACGATTTAATGCTAGTGCACCTGCTAATGTATCAGCAAAGAAATTTATAACATCGCTATTATTATTAATAGTGAGATCAAGAACTATGTTTTCATTATCTTCCCAAATTGCACCATCGTCACCGAAACTATTGATGCTGCTATATTTGCCTGTTGGATCAAGCAGGTCTAAATTTTTACTTACACCAATACTACTGCGATTGATCGCTTTTGACTTGATGATTGAACTGTATAATGTATATGGGAAATTGTTATAATCTTCACCATTTACCATACGATTCTGTGTGTAATAACGTGTAGGGGCACGTTGCTTAATGCTAGGTAAACTTTCACGACTTTGTGCGTTACTAACAGGTTGTGTTAATGCAAGTCCTAATGTCAACGTTTCGGCACGTCCTTCGCGTGTGATATATGTAAATGCAACTGTTATACCTTGCATTTCATTTGGATCAATTGTATAAGTTAATCCATTACTTGCACGAACATATGCTCTAAAAGTTCCTACTGGAATATTACTGAAAACACCATCGCCAAAATTATATGTGACTTGATCGTTAAATCTTGAGCTTACGCTAAAAATGCTTTTCTTACTAGTTTCGGTTTGAAGATATGCATCAGCATAAACATTGTCAACTTTTTCCCATAAAATTCTTGTATTGTTATTTGTGTTCAATTGATACAACCAAGTATCAGTATTATTGACTCCCTGAATATTGATGGGTACTGCTTGGTTAGCGATCTGCTGCTCTAAAACAAAATCGAAATTAGTCAATGATCCTTGCTTAAAATAAAAGAAATAACCTGTATTAGCACTTGCGAACCCCAGTTTATCATTTCTATAAAGCATATTAAATCTGCCGGTCGGGGCAGGTGGTATTTCATATAATGAATCGCTGTCTACGCTAGTCACACTCACTAGTTCAAAACCCATGCTAGTACCATCTACAGAGGTATTAAATGGTACGATAGGCAAACTATTTGCTGGTATTTGTAATGCGTATTCTGCTGTCAATATGCCTAATAGATCACTTACGTTACCTGGGCGACCTACTCTCTGGCTGCTAACAAGGGCAGCATTAATGATTGTATTAAATTGTTCAAACCAATTTGGATTTGCAGGATCATTCCATAATATAATAGCGTTGCTTAAATTTATACCGTTATAATCTGTGATGTTCTGTGTTGTTTGTATACTTGTTACTTTCAAATAGCCTTCAGCACACAGATTACGTTTTGGAGTATAGCTTACTAAGTTGGCTAATTTTATTACGCTATCACGGCGTTCGGCTGTATCAATAAAGTTTTCGCGGGCATTCAAGTCATTTCTAAATGCAAGGCCCTGACCCATGAACGCCATGACATCAAGCAATGCGATAAATTCGCTACTTTCAATGTAATCGTTATATGTTTCTGGATAGTATGTACGCAAGTAATCTATAAAACTCTTGCGTAATGTTTCATAATCATAGCTACGGAAATCAACTTCACGGAAGGTTTGATAGATTGTTTTCCAATCATTTACACCAAATAATGCTGCTTGTCTGGAACTTGTAGCCATGATTTCTCTCGTAATTATAGTATTTATCTATCCGAAAAAACCGATTTTTTAAGATTATACTACGCTAGCACTATTACTATTTGCATTAAAAAATACGCTTAATAGTTGTGTTTGATTAAAGGGTGCTACAGATAATTCCATTTCAATTAATATGCCGTTTTGTTGCGGATATGCATTCACATAATTAATCATAAGTCTAGGGTCTTGGCTAGCGATTCTACGGATTTCTTCTTCTAATGCTAGTTGTACGTCTTGTACGTTAGGGTCAAAAACAAAGCCCCACATCGTTGTACCATAATCAGGTTGTCCAACTTTTTCACCTTGACGTATGTTTAGTGCGTTGATAAAGTCTTGTACTACCAAACGCTCATCTACAAGTCTGTATTTTTTTCCTGCTACTATAGGATTTGTAATGGATCCTACGCCGCCCTGATAACCTGTAGGGACATTTGTTGATCTGGGTTTGTTAGCATTAATTGTACTGAATCCTATATATTGTGGCATAAACTTATTTAGTGTTTGGATTAAACTACATTTCTTACTGCAAATTCAGGATTTTCTTTATACAAATCATCCAGTTGCTTTTTGACTGCTGCACGTTCTTTTACTTTCGCTTCATATTTTGCTTTAAGTGACTTGACTACGCTTGATCCTTGCGGCAAATTATTTTCAGCGACAGCGTAAGCCCTGTAAGCATCCATGAATTCATCATTAACTTTTTTATACTTGTCTTTAAGTTCTTTTTGTTTTACAATAAATTGTTTTCTTTCTTCGGTGGTGCTTTCTACCTTACTTACTGCTGCATCACTTACACCTATATAATTAGGTTCTGGTATACCCGGATCACCCATTGCATTTTTTAATTCATTGGCAATCGTTTGTCTATCAGGCACAGTATTAACACCTGCACTGGGAGATTTAATACCTAATCCTGCTGCTGCGATAGAACCTAAAGCGTTTTGTAATAATGATGCTGCTCCTGCAGGAAGTTTGCTTGACACCATATCTATAAGTCCATTTATAGAAGGATTACTTAAACTATTTTGACCTCCGAATAAGTCTGCAAAAGATGATATGTTTGATTGTATATTGTTTAGTGCGTCAGTAGATAGATTTTTAAGTTGTGCTTGTAAATCTTCAGTACCCGGTATAATTGGATTATTACCTTTACTGAAATCTGTAATACTTGTAACTGATCCTAAAGAGCCGGGTAGATTATTTAAACCTGCTGCTATACCAGCAGCGGTGCTAGCTAATGATCCACCTGCAACGGAGTCTGCGATATTTTGTAAGCTTGTACCTGCAAACGTATTTTCAAGTAAGCTAGGTAATTGTGACTCAACATCTGAATTCATCATGCTAGGATTATTAGTATTATTTGCTAAATCCATAAAAGATTTACCTATGCTAGGTAAACCCTGTCCTAGGCGAGCCTGTGCAAAAGTTGATGGATTTCCCAATAATCCCTGAGCTTGCTGTGCAAATTGATTAGTGGTTGCAGTGAAAGAAGCTGTATCCACACCCAATGTTTTTTGTTGTAACAAGCTTGTTAAATCATTTGCTGTATTTGGTTTTAATGTTGTAATACTATTTTTAATTGTTTCATAGGCGTTAGCCTGCAATCCTCTTCCTACACCCACAGCGTTTGCAGTATTTGGATTTTTTAATAAACCTTGCATTGCTGTTTCAATTCCGCTCAATGCCCCTAGCCCTGATTCTGCTAATGTTCCTGCATAATTACCATTTTCAATATCCTTATATGTTTCATTTAATTTGCCTACGGGCTGTCTTTGTAACGCAGAACCATTCATAGTTCTATTGCTGTTCACAACTTCTAATACGTTATCAAGTCCGTTATTTGCAGTGCTTAGTATAACACCATTAATTTCACTAGGAGCTTCTGATCCCGTAATCAATCCTGCGTTTTGAAGTTCTGATTGTGCTACTTGCAAATTTTTAACCATTGCGTTAGATTGTGCTGGAATATTTCTTACTAAACTATTATAATCTTTTGCTCCGGATTTTCCTGTAAAAATAGCAGGTGGCATGGCTTTAGAAATATCTACACCTGATGACATAAGACTTTGAACTAAACTACTAGATCCAGGTTTAATAATTCCTGCATTTTCTAATTGTTTCGGCGTAAGAGCATATTGTCCTATATATGTTTCATTACCTTGAGGAGAATCTGCTACCATATATCCTTTGATTGCAGCCGGAGCTAATTCGCTTTCATTAACACTTTGAGCGATTGTACCTAAAGTTGCTTGCGTGGTTAGTGGGTCAATACTAGCACTAACAGGTGTAGTTTTTGTCGCTTTAATAATATTTGAATTATCTATAATCATTTAAACTATTTACCTGCCTTTTGATAGTGAACCTTTAGGTGCTGATGGCAATTTACCTGAAGAACCACTTGTTTTAACATTAACACCCAAATTAGCATCTGCCCACGGCGTGTGAGCAGGTGCACGGCTTGTGATGCTTTTGAGTTTTGCCGGTGCAGCCGTCCAGCCTTTCGTACTATCAAATAAAGTATCTGTGTGTTGAGTTTGATCAATAACAGGAACTGTTTGCGGGTTAGTCGAAGTTTTACCTGAATTTAAGTTTACCCTACTACCATTAACAAATGCTTTAGCACCACTAGCCATACTGATATCACCCTGACTGTACATACTTAAAGGTCCATCTGCTTTTACTGTATGTGTACCCATGGTATATTGATTGAAGTTTGCACCTGCTCTAACTTTAATATCTTTTTTACTTTCAATCTGTATATTTTCTGCTTGTATATTTAAGTTTTTTGTTGCTTGAATATTGATGTTATTATCAGCATGTAAATTCAAATCACCTTGTGTTCTTACGTTAAAACTATTTGTGCTATAGATATCAACCGTTCCTTCTTTACCTAATTCAACATAACTCTGTCCGTTAGCATGAATTATGATTAAAGTTTGCCCGCTATCGCTCATCATTATCTGATGTCCTAATGATGAACGAATACGTACTAAATTATCTTTACCGGCTATATCGCCGTCATCCATTACTAATGTATGTCCACCTCTACGTGCTACAACTTTTAATTGTGTATTTTTTTCTTTGAGTTGTCCTGGCACAGTTTCATCATTATAACCGCCTTCATATATGGGCCGACCTGGGGTGCTAATACCGAACCCAACTCTGCTTATGTTTTCGCGTTGGGCGCTCGAACTGATAGGACCACGAATAGGATCACGTATCAATCCTTGCTGCCACATTGTGCTTGCTATCCAACTTTGTACTGGTTTAGCAGCAGTCAAATATTTTGTAGTATTGGTAAAATCTTTATTGTTTGAATTGATATTTGTAGTAGGTAGTATAGGTGCGTCGCCGTATTTTTGTGCTTCTGACGAGTTAGGAACAATGGCATTGGTTGCTCCTATAGCAGGAACCATCTGTAGTGCGTCTGCCTCTGGAATACAACCTATATAGAATCCATAACTTAAATCACCTTCAACAAATAAACAAAGTACTTGAGTGCCTACATCAGGTGGGCTAAACCACATACCATAACTGCTTGAATTACCTTTAAATGTGCCCTCACCAGTGTTGCCGCTAGTCGCTCTTGTTAAACCATAAAATGGACTTAAAAATTGTACCTTTCGCCAATTGCGATAATCTTCGGGATCAGTACCGCTGTTATCTAAAAGATAGACTTCAATAGTTCCCATGCGTTTAGGATCGCTGTTATTTTTTACTATGCCTATAACAGGAGCAAGTCTAGGATTTGCACCGCCACTAAAAATACTACTTCTTTTAGTTGGACCTTTTGCTTTTTGTACATCTTCTGCCATTATTAGCCGCCTCTACGTATTTGTTCGATTTCGTCTGGCATATAGCCTAAATTAAATAATTCAGCATCACTTAAATTTTGTAAATTTGTTGGTTCTCTACCTTGTTGTTCAGGTTGTGTATTATTAGGTATATTATTTTTTGCTGTACTATCGTCGTCTGCCACTTGTCCTCTAGGCGTGTCAGTTGTTTGCTGTGAACTTTGTTGTGACGGTGCTGCTTGTGTTGCAGGTGATCCCCCATCTGATGATGTTGCAGGTTTATTACCTGGAAATGTAGGCAATATTAAATTTAAAGTTTGTTCAAATCTGCCATCACTAAAAACACTGTCAACGTCAGCTAATAGATATACGATTGCGTCTTTTGCAACTGCTTTGACATCTTCGGGATACTCTATAAACAATATGTTTTCGTTTATTCTTTGTAATCCAGTTTTGTCATCATAATCTTTACCTTCTTTAAAAACTACCTCAACAAATACTTGTCCACCCTGTGCATTGATAGTAAATCCATCAGTATCGTAAAATTGATCATATAATGAATTTAAAGATGAGACTGCATCTCTAACTAAAAAATCAGGATCTCCTAAAATTTTCATTCTACCTGAAGAATAAGCACTTAAATCATTTAGATAAGTTGTAACACTATTTTGTGCTTCTAAACCAACTCCTAAAGCGGATGTTCTATCTCCCGGATTTCTCACACCTGCTGATGTGGGAGATACTCCTCCTCCTGTTGCAGTA